AACGTGTATGTGTAGAAAGTTTTTTGGTTCTCTTCTTTCTTCATTCTGAAGTTAAAGATGTACCAATCAACTGGGCAATTGATGCCTCGTGATTCTACATCCTCCACAGCCTTGCGTGCACCTTCTTGGCTCACCATATAGCCAGCGCATGACCATTGCTGATATGAGATACAAACATTTTCTGCCCCAATAGTGTGAGTATCTTCATTGTAGGCAAAGAGAGAATCATCAGGAACAAAGAAGGAGAAGAAGTCCCAATCAACAGGAAGTTGACGCATATACGTTTCAATGACGGATTTAAAGTTTTTACTTACAAGAATGTCATCCTCAAAAAGAATAAGGGTATCGTAGTCAGAGGCTAAGAACCGCTTGTAGGCGGTGTAGTTGCTTGCCCATACCCCCACCACTCCAGCACTGGAAGGAAATGTTTCTCCTGGTTTGCAATAGTCTTCTACAGTATTAACTTTAAACTGTGGATGAAGATTGATGAAGTTTTCTACTTTGTCAGCAGTGTTTAAATACATTGTTGGGGATCCAAGTCGTGGCAAAAATGCCATCTGTTTAAGAATCCACTCGTATGATTTATTACGGAAAGGGTTTCCAGTATCTGTATGGAACACCTCAAAGCAGGCTTTTTTTAGCATTTTGTTATCCACACCTGATAGCCAAGTTCTAAGATGTTCATCTCCCCTTCACAGATGCTAAGGAATGCATCTATGCCTCTTTTTGGTTCTAGAAAAGGCTTTCCGCCCTCTGCCCACTGATAATCATCAAACGCCATAACTCCACCTGGCTCTAAAACCTTAAACGCATTTAACCCATCAAGAGCAGTTTGTAAAGCGGTATGGCTACCATCAATGTAGATAAAATTAAACGTCTTTGTATTTTGATTGAAGAACTCATCACTGGTCATCTTATGTTTAATAACTTTAGAGGTATTTGCAAATCGAGAATCGTAGTATTGCTCAACAGAGGAAAAGTCTAAAGACTCGTGCTGGTCTTCTTCACTACCAGCCCATGTATCGACATCATCAAGTGTAATGACATCTCGATTGATCAATAGCCACTCAGTAGCATCGCCTGTATAAGTGCCAATCTGTAGCGCCCTTAAAGGAACAGTAGGACATTTACGATCAAAAAATGGCGATGTGTATTGAAACCAGTTAGGGAACATTAAAACAACCTTAAGTTATTGATACATCCGCTGACGTATTCTTGTGACATCTCAACATTATCTAGAAGATGGTTAAACAGTTCTTTGCTCTCGTCTTTACGGCCTAACCACCATCCTGCAACAGCCTTTTCAAACAACAGTACATATGGTCCGTTGTACTCCACATACACAGGAAGTGACTGGTTGTAGTTGGCCATAGTGTATACAAGGCCAAGTTCTGCAAATGTGTAGGCTTTTTGCCATTCTTTATTACGCTCATGAATCCTAGATAGCAAGAAGTATGCCTCTGGTCTTCCAGGAATCAAAGTCATAGCCTGAAGAATATTTTGGTAGACAGTTGCATTTCTATCTCCCTGCTTGCTAAAGCAGAGAGACATTCTCAAAAGAGATGAGTAAGCAATAATTGGGTGAGTCTTAAACCCACGATCTGCCGCTCGCAGGTAGAAGCCAGCAGCAGATGCATACTGCCCTGCATCGTAGTAGGCATTAGCAAGGGCAAAGTTTTTCTCTGGGTTGTAAGAATCAAATGCTACATCTATTGCTAGTTCTTTAATTCCCATATGTCTTTGCCTCTTCAATCATCTCGTCTACAACAGAGTGTGGAACCTCTAGTACAAAAGCCGAATTATCTTGAACACCAAAACTTAGCAGCAAGTTGTCGTTGATAACAGCGGCCCCAACACAGAACTCAATAGGAGTATCCATAAAGGCAAACTCATTACTAAGACCAACAAAGTTAAACTCTTTATCCCACACAATTACTCTGTGACGATATGTTGAATCTTTTTGATTGAGGTAGTTTCTCCAGAGTTTGACTTCGTGAGTAATGCAGATGTAATAGTCGCCCCATGAGATGACGTGAGATCCTCCACGCTGGTCAATAGGTGGTCGAGGAACATTGTCGTTTACTACAACCTGCTTACACTCAGGCTCATTAGGGTTAGCCCAAACAACCTCAGTAGGCATTGCCCATTTTACAAAATGGTAGGGATTATCTAGAACAGGCATCCAGTTCTTTTCGCAGTAAGAAGTTGCCTCATGTAATGGAGCAGGGACTCGGACTCGTTGGACTTCTTTGACTGTCCAGTTATCTTTGTCGATCTCAATCTTGGAGTACTCCATGCGACCTTGTCCATTGGTCGTGGTATCACGACGAACACCGACCATGTAGTAATCGCCATCCCATTGGACAACGCGAGCATCTTCTAGCCCAACAAACTCCCAGATAGGAGTATGCAACTCCAGCATCTCTACCTTGGTGTAGTTAATAACGTTGTAGTCTTTATCTAAACGGCAGAGGAAATTATTGGTAACAAGACGTTGATCTTTCTCTGGATGAAGATACGTCAACGGCCCCCAAGGACTAAAAAAGCGCTTTTCATTTTCAGAGATATACAGAGTGTAATTAACCTGACGAAGGTTAACTAGAATATCCCCATCATCGTCTATGTAGACTGAGGGATTCATAAGCCCCAGACCATTGCTGAGGGAGTTAGGGATGATGATAGGGGCTAATTTGCCGCCCTGAGAAACCGACTTTTGCACCAAATTCATGGGGACACTTTAGCCCACAAATCAGGTCTGTACCATTTAACCTATAGCCAATACCTCTAAAGGAGTCCCATGGCTACTACTTATTCCATCCTCGGACAAGCACAGGCAGGAACATCAGCGACTCTGCTTTACGGAGTTCCTACTTCAACATCGGCTGTCGTATCAAGCATTGTCCTTTGCAACACCACCAACACCGCGGCAACAGTAAGCGTGTACTGCAACAAGGCATCAACAACAAACACAGTAGCAACCGCGCTCCTTTACCAGTACACAGTTCCTGCATACACAACGCAGACATTTACTCTTGGTATCACCATGACATATAGCAGCGCCGCTGATACGCTCTATGTCCAGGGCGGAACAAACAACGCCATTACAGCAACAGCATTCGGAAGTCAGATCCAGTAAGATGGCCCAAAATAACCCAGTCGGTACACACATCGTCACTGACGGTGCTGTTGGTACCCGTGTCTTCGTAGGTAATACCACACCGTCATATCCAACGACTGGTGACCTATGGATCGATAACACAGCAGGAAGTATGGCAACTGCTCAGTTGACTACTTTCACTGCTACTGGTGGTGAGACATCAGTAACTGCCCCATACACAGCGGGCTATGAGATGGTCTTCTTAAATGGCGCCAAGTTAATCCGTGGAACTGACTACACAGCAACCAACGGAACATCCATCACAGGTCTTACTGCATTAGCCGCTAATGACGTAGTCGATGTCTTTGGTATGACTACAGGCTCAACAGGCTTGCAGGGTGTACAGGGTGTACAAGGCGTGCAGGGTGTACAGGGCGTACAAGGCGTGCAGGGCGTCCAGGGCGTGCAAGGAACTACTGGCGCAGGAACACAAGGAACACAGGGTCCAACAGGTCCTGGATGGACAACATCAGCGATCTCATCCAACACAAACCTTGCTACTCGTTACCAGTATTTTGTTACAACATCTTCTGCTCTTACATTGACGCTCCCGTCAACACCATCTCAGGGCGATGAAATTCGTATCTTTGATGCATCAGGTGGAGCGGCTACAAATAACATCACAGTTGCCCCATCGGGTTCTACTGGATACAACTATATTCACGGCTCTAACCAGAACTTCGTTATCAACGTTGCTTATGGTTCGGCCACTTTAATCTTTACTGGTACTACTTATGGATGGAAGGTCGCTTAAATGACAGTCACATTATCTTCACTTGGGGCTGTAACCCAAAAAGTTCAAGAGTTTTTATCTACTGGTACTTTTACCGTCCCATCTAACTGCACCACTGTTGAGGTATTTCTTGTTGGTGGTGGCGGCGGTGGCGGTAATTCCTATTCCACTTATGCTCTAAATGCTGGCGGAGGCGGTGGCGGTGGCGGAGTAGTTCGCAAAACTTTAACGGTTACTGCTGGTCAGGCATATACTGTAACTATTGGTGGCGGTGGTGCTGGTGGAAATGCTGCCGCAACTACTACTGGTTCTAACGGTGGAGATACAACATTTGGCTCATTAGCAACCGCTTCTGGTGGCGGCGGCGGTGGTGCTGGTCGCTTCGGAAACGGTCTTTCTGGAGGATGTGGCGGCGGTAGTGGTTTTGGTTCGTCTGGTTCGTGTTGGGGAGGTTCTGGTGGCGGCAGTAATCAGGCTATTACTCTTGCAAATCCTGGGATTTTTGTTCCTGGGTCCCCAGGAAAGGGCACTCAGGGAGGAGCGGGTACAGTTGGTACGGATAACGGCAGTTCAAATAGCATATTTTATGCGGGTGGCGTTGGCATAGATGGGTTTGGAGGCGGCGGCGGTGGCGGTGGTTCTGGTGGAAATGGAGCAGCCGCTGGTTCATCGGGCGGAGGCAGTGGGGGAGTGGCAGTAGCAGGAAACGCTGGAACCTCTAATACTGGCGGTGGCGGTGGTGGTGGCGGAGCAGGAGCGGTTACCACTAACAACGCTGGTGGCACAGGCGGTTCAGGTTATGCACGAGTTACGTATTGGAGTTAATCATGGCTGAAAAACATTACGCATTTATTAAAGATGGGCATGTAGAAAACATTGCAGTATTTGCTGCAAAAGATGACGTACTTGCTCAGACGATTTGCACTGAACAGGGTTACGACTCTTTTGTTTGGTTAGATGAGGCTGATGTTCCACACAAGCATTCATCATATGATGGAACTACATTTACAGAGCCAACACTTGACTATCTTTACAGCATCGGCGTTTCTAATGAAAACCAAGAAATGTACGATGCTCGTATTGCCGCTGAAGAAGCCGCTAAGTAAAGGAAGAAGAATAAATGACAAGAGCCAGAACTAACGCCACGGGTACACACACCCTTGGCTCTACTCCCCTTGCCTTGGGATCTACTGTAACAACAGTTGCTGGTCTTACATTAACTTCTCCTACTATTGGTACAAGCGCAGTAATAAATGGTACCTCTTCTGGTAGCACTACAATTCAGGCTGCTGCTACCGCTTCTGGAACACTTACTCTTCCAGCGGCTACAGATACCTTGGTTGGAAAAGCCACTACAGACACTCTTACCAATAAGACTCTGACAACACCTGCTCTTAATGGCGCCGTATTTAACTGGCCCGTTGAATCTTGGTATATCAACGCAACAGCATTTGCTGGATACACAGCCTACCTACAGACAAATGGTGGCGTTCATTATTTGACTACAACCTCAACTGCTAACGGTACGCTCAATATGACAGCGGCCTCTGGTGTTACTTTGAACTCAATCATGAGCACAGGTCAGGCAATTACTTTCTCACTTTTGATTACAAATACAACGGCCTATTATGCAAATGCATATCAGGTAGATGGAACAACCTCTGGTGTCACTGTTAAGTGGTCAGGTGGAACTGCACCATCCGCTGGTAACGCATCAGCCGTTGATATCTACCAGTTCACCGTCCTCAAGACTGGCTCTGCTGCATGGACTGTCCTTGCTGCTGGCCCTGTTAAGTATGCATAGGAGTAACTAATGCCATTTTTTGCGCCCGTATCTGCTGGTGGAATAGGTAAGGCTACCTATACTGCAACAACTGGTTCACCAACGATTGACACATCTTCACGCTCCGGTAAGACAATCATCAAATACACAGGCTCAGGTTCCATCACTATTGGAACTGCGGGTTCTTGTGAAGTTCTTGTTGTCGGCGGTGGTGGTGGCGGTGGTGGAGGTGGAGGTGGAGGAGCCGGTGGGTATATCTACAACACATCTCAACTTCTTCCATCGGGTACTCTTACAGTTACTATTGGCGCGGGCGGTCTTGCGGCTCCAAATGGGCAAGGTGCTGGTCAAGGAGTCCAGGGATATGGAACTACTCTAGGAAATATAACTTCCGCCGGGGGTGGTGCTGGAAGTGGCACTCAGTACACTAGTTATGTTGTCGGTACTAATGCTTATGGTGGATTAGGAGCAAGTGGCGGAGGCGGATCGCAAAACTCAACTCCAAATACAAGTTATTCAGGAGGCGCTTCAACCGTCCCAAGCCAAGGAAATGCTGGCGGGGCAGGTTATGCTTTAAACACTCAATCTGGTGGTGGAGGAGGTGCTGGTGCAGCAGGAACTGCCGCAACAGGTTCTGGTTCATATCCAAATGGAGGCGTTGGTTTAGCAAACTCCATCACAGGTTCTTCAGTTTATTACGCTGGCGGTGGTGGCGGAAACGGTGCAGGTGGTGCTTATTATGCTGGCACTGGCGGAACTGGCGGGGGTGGAAATGGCGGAACCACCAGCGGATCGGCAGTGGCAGGAACTGCCAACACCGGAGGCGGTGGTGGTGGCTCTCAGGCTGGTCCGGCTAATGGTGGCTCAGGCTATGTCGTAATAGTGATTGGATAATTCAATGGCATACTTTGCAAAAATAAACTCAGACAATATCGTTGAACAAGTCACAGTCATCTCAAACTGCGCGATTGGTTCGTGCATCGGTAAAGATCATTGGGATTATCAAGAGGAATATCACAAAGATCATGACAAGGGAATTGACTTCCCCGAATCTGAACCTCTAGGTCAGGCAGTCCTCGCTGAATCAGGCTTTGAAGGTCGTTGGCTACAGACCTCTTACAATGGAAAATTCCGTGGAAGATTTGCTGGTGCTGGTATGACGTATGACCCAGTAAAAGATGAGTTCGTAGTACCTTCGGCAGAGTAAAGCGCCCCAAACCTTCAGAGAACTGAGAGAATAACAACATGTCAGTAAAGAGATGGAACGGCACTGGGTGGGACACCTATGCAGGTGCTGGTGTTCAGGGTACCCAAGGAACTCAGGGCGCCCAAGGAACTCAGGGTCTCCAGGGTACAACAGGAC